AGATCAACCTAAATGGGTTCAAGATGCCTTGTATGAAAACACTGACGATGCTAAATCTGTCTCACGTGTAATTGATCTGTATAAAGCAGACAAAGGTATTACTACTAAGAAAGTTAATACTGCAGATAAAGAGGCTGCGAGTTCTGTAAAGAGTAAACGCTCAGCGCCACCAGAAGTAGACGACACATCAAGTTACTTAAGTGAATCTGCAGTAAAGAAAATGTCTATCAAAGAATATGAGAAACGTGCTGACGAGATCATGGAAGCACAACGCTCAGGTAAGTTTATTTACGATATTACAAGAAAGTAATTGACATTCTTTAGTCCGTGAATAAAACTATAGCATATACACAACACAAAAGTGTGTATGCTTTTAACAAGCACTAGCCACACAAAGAACTACCCAAACAGATACGGCCCCGAAAGGACTACCCGAAGATGTTGGCCTCTTTTATTGTGGATATGTAGTGTCTAATCCTCACGCCATATCTATCTAAAAGGAGAATTAACTATGGCTATTACTTCCGCAAGCGGAGGTTTTGACGGTAACTTTTCACCGATCATTTACTCCAAACAAGCACAGATCGCTCTACGCAAGGCGGCTGTTGTAAACGCGATTACAAACAACTCTTACTTTGGTGAGATTGCTAACCAAGGCGATGTTGTTCGTATTCAAAAAGAACCAGACGTAACTGTTAACGCTCTTGAGCGTCACACAGCTATTTCTGTTGAGAAGCTAAACGATGAAGACTTCTCTCTAACAATCGACAAAGCAAACTACTTCGCATTCAAAATGGATGACATCGAAGACCAGTTCGCAAACGTTGATTATGTTAGCCTAGCTGCAGACCGTGCAGCATACAAAATGGCTGACGCAATGGACGCAGACGTATTGTCTTACTTGTCAGGTCACTCAACAGCAGGTGTTCTTTTGACATCTACATCAGGTGACGCACAGCACGACACTGCTGGCAACCTAACAGGTGAATTCCTAACTGCGAACCACCTAACTATTGGTGATATTGGTCACATCACAACTGCTGACTCAGGCGGTACAGGTGACTCTATCCCACTAGCAGCACGTCTTCCAGGCGCGACATCCTTGTCAACTACAACAACTTCACCTTTGACTGTTGTTGCACGTATGGCACGTCAGATGGACACAGCAAACGTTGACTCACGTGGACGTTGGTTGGTTGTCGATCCAGTCTTTATGGAAATCCTAAAAGACGAAGACAGCCGCGTATTGCAAGCGGATTGGGGTGGAACTGGCCTAATGAATGGCTTGATCTTGAACAACCTACACGGCTTCCGTGTTTATGTTTCAAACAATCTTCCTTCAGCGGGTACAGGCGCAGGTACTTCAGGTACTACGGCGCAGGACGACAACTACGGGGTGATCGTAGCTGGTCAGGACGAATCAGTAGCTTCAGCGGAGCAAATCAACAAAGTTGAGAACTACCGTGACCCTGATTCATTTGCTGACATCGTTCGTGGTATGCACCTATATGGTCGCAAGATTCTACGTCCAGAAGCACTAGTAACAGCACGTTACAACGCTGCTTAATTAGCATAAACTTTGGGGCTGGTCAAGTACTGGCCCCTTTGTGCTTTAAAAAGAGGATATACTCATGGCAATTACTACAGCAATGTGTAACAGCTTTAAACAGGAATTACTGCAGGGTGAGCATGATTTAGACAACCACACATTAAAAGTTGCCTTGATTAAAGCTACACCATCAGGAACCTATGGTGCTGCTACAACAAACTATTCTAACGTTACAGGTAACGCAGATGAGGCTACAGGTACTAACTACACTGCAGGTGGTCAGGCACTAGATAGCCCTACTGTTAGTCTTTCTGGTGGTGTGGCTTACGTTGATTTTGCAGACGAAGTATTCAGTAATTTGACTATCTCTGCTGATGGTGCTATTATCTACAATAGTAGTGCTAGCAACAAGGCTATTGCAGTTTTTGACTTTGGTAGTACAGTAACATCAACAGCAGGTGATTTTACTATTGTATTCCCAACTAATGATTCTTCTAGCGCAGTAATCCGTATTAGCTAAACTAAGGCATAAGCAATGGCATTAATTCTCAAGGATCGTATCAAAGAGTCTACGACTATTACAGGTACAGGTGATGTATCTTTAGGCGGCTCTTCCGAAACGTTTGACACATTCCAAAGTGTTATGTCAAATGGCGATACAACATTTTATGCCATTGTAACTAAAGAGTCGGGCGTAGATGAGTGGGAAGTAGGACTAGGTACGTTTAACACAGGTAATACCCTGACACGTACAACTGTCTATGCTGGCTCTAACGGCACTTCTGCTGTTAACTTTAGCAGTGGTGGTAAAGATATATTTATCTCATACCCTGCAAGTAAAGCTGTTGTAGCGGGTGAAGATATTACGTTTGCAGATATTACTGTAACAGGTACAGTAGATGGTAGAGACATAGCTGCAGACGGTACTAAACTAGATGGCATTGAAAGTGGTGCGACTGCTGATCAGACAGCAGCAGAAATTAAAACAGCTTATGAAAGTAACAGTAATACCAATGCATTTACTAACGCAGAGCAAACTAAACTTTCAGGTATTGAAGCTGCTGCTGATGTAACAGACACTACAAATGTCACAGCGGCTGGTGCTCTAATGGACAGTGAGGTTACTAATCTCGCTCAGGTAAAAGCATTCGACAGCAGCGACTATGCTACAGCAGCACAGGGAGCTACTGCAGACGCAGCACTACCTAAATCAGGTGGTACTATGACAGGTAACCTTATCCTGAATGCTGATCCCACTACCGCATTCGGAGCCGCAACAAAAGAGTACGTTGATACGATTGCTGCAGCAGGTATCCACTATCACACACCTGTACGTGTTGAAGCTCCCAGCGCACTTACTGCTACGTATGACAATGGTACGTCTGGCGTAGGTGCTACACTTACTAACTCAGGCACACAAGCCGCACTTGTTATTGATGGTGTTACGCTGTCTACTAGTGATCGTGTACTTGTGTATAACCAAACTAACGCAGCACACAATGGTATCTACACTGTAACTAACACAGGTTCAGCTTCTACGAACTGGGTTATGACTCGTGCTACAGATGCAGACAGTTATGGTGCATCAGACCCAGATGCTATGGGTGAGGGTGATGCATTCTTTGTCAAAGAAGGTGACACAGGTGCTGGTGAACTATATGTGATGAACACTAGCGGTACTATTACGTTTGGTACTACTAACATCACATTTACAGTTATCGCTGAGACAGCCGTATATAGTGCTGGCACAGGTATGTCTCTTGACGGTACTACATTTTCTACTGTCCAAGATATAAGCACTACAGCAAGTCCTGAGTTTGCTGGGCTTACTATTTCAGGCAGTCTTGCTGATACCACTCTTTCTACTGTAAGTGGTGATAACTTTACTATAAATGTAGATGGTGTTGGCGGGGATATTGTTTTACAAACAAACAGTGAAGATAGATTAAAATTATCTAACGGTTCCACGGAGTTACACGGACTTGTTTCTATTAATGGATCGTTTGGAGATCGTATTCGTTTTGAAGGGAACACAGCAGATGCCTATGAAACGACGCTTCGAGTTACAGAGCCTACAGCCGATAGGACAATAACCTTTCCAGATGCCACAGGTACTATTGCTTTCAATGACGTAGCCACTACTTCAGCGAATGGCTTGATGTCATCGTCAGATAAGACAAAGCTAGATGGTGTTGCTGCAAGTGCAAACAACTACTCATTGCCTTTAGCTACATCATCTGTGCGTGGTGGTGTTAAAGTTGGCTACACTGAAAACGGAAAGAACTATCCTGTTGAGTTATCCAGTGAGCAAATGTTTGTTAATGTTCCTTGGACTGATACAAACACAACATATTCTGTTGGCGATGGCGGTCTAACTGAAATAAACTTTACAAGCGCATTAAACACTAAACTGAGCGGCATAGAAGCTGGTGCAGATGTAACTGACACAGCTAATGTCACGGCTGCTGGTGCTTTGATGGATAGTGAGGTAAC